TGATAGAACTGTTGGCGGATAATGTTGTAGAATTTACGGTGTTAGCGTAAAGAATACCCGTGTTAACATACGAGTTAGCTGATATTGAACCGACATTTAATTGTCCTGCCAACACGGAAGAACCAGCAACATTAAGTGTACCCAACGAGGTGATAGAACTGTTGGCGGATAATGTTGTAGAATTTACGGTGTTAGCGTAAAGAATACCCGTGTTAACATACGAGTTAGCTGTAATACCTTTAATGTTGGCCGTATCTGCATAAACAATTCTAGTGTTAACAAAAACGTTAGCTGATAAAGAATTTACATTAGCAGTTAATGAATAAACATTAGATGTTGTGACGTAGCTATTAGAATTTAAGGACATTACATACGCATTGCTTGATGTATATAATGTTGCAGTATTTACAAATGTATTTGCGGAAATAAAATTTGCATTAATTGCACCAGCAACGTTTGCCCAACCAGCATTAATTTCTAAGTTTGCTGTTAAGTTTTGTGTATAACCAGCCAAGGTATAAAGCGTTTGAGTTTGCACCCAGGTGTTTGAGATAAGATTTGCAACCCTTGTATTTCCACCAACAACCAAATTGTTTGCGAGTGTTGTATTTCCATTCAATAATGTTGTATTTGCAACATATAGTGCAGGTCCTAAATTATTATTCAGCCCCGTACCAGTAATCTGTAAGTTTGCAATGTTTGCAACACCCTTTACAAGAAGACCTAAACCTGTAGTATTAGATGTTTCAATTGTTCCAAGCGTGACAGTTAAGTTATTTTGAATAATTGCTGATGAGCCTACACCAGAAACGGAAAACTGCCCTTGTATCAATGCATCATTTACAACTTGAAAACCAGTTCCGGTTGAATTGATTAAAAGAGTTCCTGAATCTTTTGTATAATTATTTGCCTGAAGGTCATTTACCTCTGCAAAAACTTTATTGGTTTGAACCACCCAATCACCAAAGGTGTTCGCAAAACTTAAAGTTGTAATTGTATTAGCCATTTCTGCCTTCTAATAATTGTATTAGTAATTTTTTTACGTCGGAAATATCCGAATGAATGACGGATATTTGAGTGTTTATCTTATTTATTTCTTCTTTTTGAGTTCTAATCAATTTAGCCTTTAAAAAATACTCATTTCTCGAAGTAAAATCTATATTTGAAAGAGCCATAGTAGAAGTGTCTCTTACAAAAGATGTACCTTCTACTTTGACTATATTAACTTTTTTGGTGTTCATTAAGCACCAGTTCCTTCAGGTAATGCAATAACCCGCAAGTCATTTAGATATGGTGTAAAAGTAGAATCAGCGGAAGCCATTACAACCTTAATTGCATATTTGTAAAATGTGCTATAATTTTGAAAAGTTGTTTTGCTGGTGTAAGTTATAATATTGTCTGGTATGCTGTTCGTTCCAGGTGCAGCTTCATACTCATATACTTGTGACCTGATGGTGGAGTATTTATTTACAATCCCGCCAATTAATGTCATTTTTTGCCAATCTCCGTCTTCAAAAATTTGAGAATCTTCTCTCGCCAAAACTTTATAGTAGATATGAATGTCTGTGTTAACTGGGCGATATGCAGTAAAGAACACCCTCAAATCACCAGAATCATTTCCTTGAGCGAGAGTTACTGGATATGTTTGATAACGAGCAAGACCATTACCTCCACGAGAGGATGTTTCACCAAATACAATAATGTTTGCAGTGATATTTGCTGTTCCAGAAACGGTAATTGTTGGTGTTACTGTATAACCAGAACCAGCAGTTGTGACGAAAACAGAAATAATGTTACCCGTTTGAACATTAGCAGAAACTAATGCTTGAACACCATCAGCTAAATCTGGTGCAGAAACTGTTATATTAGGTGAACTCAATGTTCCTGATGCGTTTGCGAGGTAACCAATACCTGTGTTTGCAACCGTAATTGAAGAATTTGTTAAACCCATATTATTAATGTTGTATCTGACTGTGTAGAGTCTAACTGCATCATCTGCAATAATAGGAGTCAACTTATCATCATTGGTTAACAAAGAAGCGTTCAGAATAAATGAAGTGTTTGAGTTTGCCACCAAAGTTCTTTGGCCATTATTATCATTCAACAATATATTTTCCGGAAGTGGAGTACCAAATTCTCCAGGAAAAACTGTTTTGGCAGCTTCAAGTGTAGCAGTATCTGAAACTTTTGTTGTTTGATAGCTGTAATTTATTGCAGTTCCGTTTGGAATATAATGTGTAGTGGATAAGTTCAATTCATCAAAGGGAATATTGTAATATTTTGGTGTATAATAACCAGTATTCGATGTTGATTCGACCGCTTTTGTATTTGCTAAACCCTCTGGAACAACAAACTGTAGGGTTGGTGTCGAAGCTGTGTTGAATTTGCAACGGTTGATAACAAACATCAAATCTTTAGATTGATCTGCCGTATACGTAATACCGTTTTGAGATTCAAAGAAAGAACCAACATAAGGACTCTTTGCAATTTTGGACAAATTGGTAGGTGTCGTTGAGGTTGGTGTAAGTTTTGCTGAAGATCCAATCGGTGTATCATTTTGTTGAGCAACCCACAGTTTATATCCTGAAATATTACTCTGTATAACTATAGCATACAACATAGAAGAATTAATATACACGGGAGCAGAAAATTTGAATCTCGTATACTTTGTCGAATCGAGATATTGTGGATCTTCTGAAACATTAACATCCGAAGGTAATAATGAAACAATTGAGTAATCGAGAGTTTTTCCTGTTGGATACCCATTCAACGTTGACACTATAGAAATAGTTACTGGAATATTTGTTGAAGGTTTAGTTCTAAAGAATAAGTCAATCGAACTAAGAAATGCACCTCGTGCATAAGATGCATCATCAATGATAAATGTTTGTGCTACAGGATCAAGTATTGTCGTACTCATTTATTTTTCCTTAAATATTAAATTCGGTTTCTAGTGCATTGAGCATATTATCTATCATACTAAACACCTTTGTTTTTTCTTCTGTCATCATTTCTTCAACGATAGCATTTATGTACTTGTAATTTATTCTGGTCATAATGTCATGTCGTTCATTGAAAGGTAAAGTCATAAGATTCATCTTTTCAATGAGATTTTCACCTCTAATATAGTAAATGACCAAGTCTTCTTCTGTTAAATTATTTCTGATGTTTCTTGCTGCTTCTCTTTGCTTGATAGTGTAATCACCAATCCTCATGTGTACAGCATTATAGAAAAAACAATTTTCGGCACGACTCAAGAGTGTAGTAACACAATGATCTTCATCACCATGGTCCACACAATGGGCACAGGCTTCTTTCTGTGCAAAATATTCAGCGACTGATACTCCCATAATTACTTATATAGTTTATTCCAGGATGCTTTAGCAAATTTAGTAGTTACTAATGTTCCCGTAATCATAAATGCTGCAATCCAGAAAACCGAACTAGGAATTGATAGTGGATTAAACTTGTTACCTTGAACCATTTCTGTACCATGTCCAAATGCCCAAACACAATACTTTTTGAATGGTGGAAGATACTTTGTTGGAATACCAAACATGTCTTCATTACGCATTAATGGCACTATAAGTTTTGAACCTATAACTTGATAACCCCTACGGAAACATTCACCTAGTGTCTTATTGTGTAGGTATTTAACGCACCATTCGACTAATTCATTCTTTTGATCTGGTGACCAAATTCCCATGTCAGCAAACGCAGTTGAAACTACGCAGCAACCATCCTCTGTTGGTGGTTGTGGAATCGCTTCTCTACCAATTTCATAACCGTTTCTGGTATCTGCTGTACCTTTAATAATATTTTTTGCCGCTGCAATTGAAGGAGAGTATTCCGTTTCTTGCACTTTCTGTGAAATTCCTTGTGCATAGAATTTACCTTCTGCAAAAGTTGTTTCTGTACCTCCGTAGAATAAGAATTCTGTTCCTGTTGATTGTACAATTCTGTCATCAACTCTGAATACTCTTTCACCCGTGAGAAAATAGCCATCAGGACAGTAGAACACACCACATGCACTACCAACAGAGTCTGTAGTTATTTCACCAATTGAATAAATATCTCCTGATACAAATGAAACTGTGGAACTTAGGGTTGCAACTTTTGTTGAACCGTTATAAGCAGTTATAGTTACAGAAGAACCTTTCGCTATTGAAGTTACTCCAGTAAAGCTACCCGAAACAATGTTAAATTTCATACCAACATAATAGTTAGTTGTGGATGATGCTTGAGCATTCAATGTAACTGTTGAAACGGTTGTACCAGTTGATGAAATTTTTCCAGAATAGTGTGTTACTGTCCATGTTGTTGCAGAATCGGTGGAGTTAACATATGTACCAACAGTATCAAAAAAACCATTAGTCAACGTTCCGTTAGTAGAATATGTGGTTGAATTATTGTCATCAACCACGTACAATTTCATAGAATATGGTGCAGAAGAACCTGTTTTCGTTACAGAAAGAATTTTTCCTGTTTTAACAAAAGTTCCGGATGTTGGTTTGTAACCAATAATATCACCAGCTTTAAATATGCCAGCAGATGATGGTATTGTAATAATGTTTGCTTTCTTTATCAATCGGGTAACACGTTTACCATCAAAGAATGTATTAACTGGTGTATTAGTCAATAATCCTTCGGCAACAAAGGATATTTGTTGCGCTCTAATATATGGAATCAATGAAACGTTGGTGACATAACTTGCAGTCTGATTTGTGGTTGATGGTGAATAGTAACCAAAATAACCTGTGAGTGCTTGAGATTCAGTTGTAACATTGTCTGAACCAATTGGTTTGGTTAATTTTGTTCCAGGAATACTTTGCCAATCACCGACAGCTAATAGATTTAAACTATTTGTTGCCTGAAAGGTTTTCAGTGTAGGATCAATAAACAACAATGAAGGTTGATTTTGTGTATCAATCCAATTGTCCATGTTAGGAGATAATGCAAGGGTTCCCTGTGCATTTCGGGTCGAGAAACCGTTAACGTCATTATCTCTTGATGCTAAAGATTGTGTAACTAATGCAACTTCAGTGTAAGGAAGTGTTACAATAAAACTACTTCCAGACTTATGCACTTTGTAACCCAAAGATAATTGTACGGAATCTGCCAACGCACCTTTCGATTTGCTATCCAATAATGCTATATTTTGTAACTGGTAGTTGTTAATATCGAGTGGAGCAGTCAACATACCCATTCGAGTATTAATAGATGCTGAATAATCAACATTATATGTATCAGCAATACCGTAAGTCGAGAAATTATCTACAAGAATGCCGTTTTTGAACCTATTAAGCCCTAATGAATCTGGAATCTGTAATGAAGATGAAGATTGTTCGAGTAAATTCAATGCCGCATAATATTCAATATTATTAACACGTTCTTGTAGGTCAGTAATGTCTTTCATCTGCCAGTTTTTATGGAGAACCGGTTGAACAGAAAGATTTGGTATAACTCCGATTTCCTCACTTGGAACATATGCAGTGTAGGGATCGTGTGTCAATTTTGCCAGCACCAAACCATTTGAAGGTTCTGCCGGGAACAATGGATTAATGTCAGGTTTACCTTGAACTAATGTTAATTCTGCATCTTTAGTTAATACCAATAAATCTTTTCTACCAAGATAAAAATCATAGTCTGAGGTGAAACTTGTAGTGTCTCGTGGAAGAACACTTCCGTAGAAATTACTTGTGGTCGGTGTCACACTATATTTGAAGGTAAATGCCGTTTGTGCATTTACTCTTGCTGGCCGGAAATCAATACTATCTTTGAGACTTAATAAAATTCCGTTTGAAGTGGTGTATGAAGGAATTTCGGCATATGCTTCATTCAAATATGAATTTACATTAAAGTGCCCGTCACCACCACTGTGAGAATAATAATCAAAAAGTATCCACAAACCTCCGGGTGTCGATACGCCCGGTCTAATTTGTATTGACGCATGATCGTAGTAGCCATCTCTCTGACCATTGTCGAAGGTGAAGTTTGATGTAATGTCTTTGGTTGCATCACTGAAATCTGCAAGAGTTGGTGTAGCATTCTCTGCAACATTAATGATCTTCACAATACGTTTAACGTCCGATACATATAGCGATTGAGGTTGTGTGAAACCACCTGCAAGCCCACGGCTAAAAGGAATGTAAACTTGAGCGTTAGCCAAATCGACATTAGCACTAACAACTATTGTTCCAGTGATACCCAATGCGGCAGTATTTGCAGTAATTAAAGTTTTTGTTTTCTTGACAAAACTGGTGTTATCACCATTAATAACGTTAACATTAGTGAACACTGTTGCAGTGAATGGTTGCAAATCAAGTGCAAAGAATGTTGCTGTTGTTTTTCCTGCATTAATCACAACTGTTCGAGTTGGTGAGTTTGTGAAGTGAACAATGTCACCTGCACCAACGTTTGCATTGCTACCCGGATCAGTAACCATGACAATGTAGTTGCGTTTGATTGAGTCTGCATCTTCGGCCGCACCACTTCTTTCAAAATTGAAAGTTGTTTGTGCAGCAGCGTCGATAGTAACAGTTCTACCAACACCACCACCTGTTACAGTGAATGCTTGTCCCCTATATTCTTGCAATGAGGAGAAAGAGGAGTCGGATACGGAAGAAACATATGGTTGACCGAGTGGGAAAATCAATTGTGGGTCTTCAGTATCAGTCAAAAACGTATCACTTAATGAATATTGATTAACTTTACTCAAGTCATTAATTGCCGCAGAACCATAAATTGCAAGGTTTGAACTTATACCTGCTCCCGCTTTTACGATACATTCAATATCTTTAACACCAAGTCTCAGTTCAAATGCACTTGAAGTTGTTGGTACAGCAGAGAAGGTTCCATTTATAATGAAAGTTTTTGTTGTTCCATTGTATGAAGAAACTGTGCGAACGTCACCTACTCCTGGTCCACTTGTAATAGCAAGTGTGGTATTGTAATATACGTTAGCTTTATCAGAGAATTTTCCACCAGTATCATTAATAACCAAATTTGCTGAAGTTGATGAATTTGTTGCAGTGCCTGTCAATGTTTTCCCTGCCAATCCGAAAACATGAGTCTTATAGATGTAGGAGTTCGCATTTGCATCAGTACCACTCGAATTATATGCGATGTTTCTGATGAAGCCTGTAGCTGCAAGTGTTGAATTATAAGTTGTTGTGGTTGTAGGAATAATGTTTGCTACACCACCAACGTGGAAATCTACAGCATTCATTTGTGTAACGTCTAAAAATGAACCATTAGCACCACGAAGTGTGTTCACATAGAAGTAATTACCGTAGCTCGGTGTAATAATATTATTGTTTACATTTGAGGTGCTTCGTGCGCGAGTACCGATTATGGTATAAACGGATTGATTTTCCGCACGAAATCCTTGTACATAAGCAACACCGGGACCAACTTTCAAGTTGTAGTTTGCAGAACCTGTTGACAATGAGTTTGCTGATGTTGATAATTTAAAATTGTTTACAATGAAATCACCATTAGTTTCATATGTGCGTTGTGCAAAATAGTCATCAATTGCTGAGTAAGATGTTCCGTTAACCTGGCGAACAATTGTTCCGTTTTCGACTCTAACCAATTCAACGAAGTTTTGGTCATCATTAGTTGTAGGATTCAATAGTTTAGATGTTAAGTTCAAATCAATTGTGTAGCGATCTGCACCCGGCGCCTGGAAGTTTGTTGCTCCTACTGCTGGATCTAACAATGAACTGTCTGTTACATAGTCAGAGATGTATTCTGAAATATCCAAACCAATTCTAACGTTCGGTGTATTGGAATATTTGTTTAAAATAATGGTCTGAGGTTGAACTTCCACAAAATTACCGTTTGAATACTTTGAGTATGACCCGTCTTGGTTTTGTGTTGAAGAAAAATTGTATCCATTAACAATATAGAAAACACCATTGGCAACAGATGCCACGGAGGATGATCCGGTAGCATTAGCCGAAATAGCTTTTGCCACTGATGCTGATGTTTGTGAGAAAACGTTTGAACCTGATACAAACTTCGTTCCTGAGAAATAGCTAATGACCAAAGTTGGTGGATCTCCATTGATAACGTTTTCTTCAGTAGCAAGGACTTGAGCAAGAACTGTTCCCGTATCGTCTGTAATAACTTGATTCAAAAAGTCGGATGCAATGACATCATTATCATTGAATGTGATGTTCAGCTTAACATATTCAACTACATTATTTACAGTAACTTTACCACCTTTAATTGGTGTATTTTGCGTAAAGAAATGGTCAGCAAAATTTGTAATTTGATTTTGTAGAATTGTTTGTGCTTGTGTTAATTCCCTACCTTGAACGGCACGACCAGGCTTGAATAGAATTCTGTGGTAATTTTTACTGGGATCGAAATCGTCGTAGTATGGATCGACATTGAAGTTAAGCATTTTTGTCCTTTTAGTAACCTAAAACCAATTTAAACTGTTCCGAACCATCGGAGTTTCTTTGTGTCGGTTCTCTATTTTCTATGTATATAATATTTCCGGAATAAAGTATAAAAGTTGGAGTTTGTTGTTGTAAAACCACCCGTGTTGTACCTGTTGAATTTCCGTAAATAATTCCACTGTTGTTTGCAGTGCCTAATGTATTTATTAGCTTTAAAGTGTTGGTTGTCGAATCGAAGCTCAAAACAGTCGCAGAAAATGTGGAATTTACTAATAAACCTGTAGAAGATTGATAAACAACCTCATCTGGAGTAAATGCACCAAAACCTTGAGACACAATAAAATCTGTAGTTGTTTTGTAAATGGATGCATTTGCCGGACCAACTGTTGTACCAAAATATGCAGATGGGTTTAGAATAACACCCAGTTGTCGAAAGTCTATATCTGTGGGCAAATTTCCACTTTCATCTTTTGCGAATGTGCAGGTTAACATAGCGTGTCTGGCACCAAGTTCGGTGGCAGAATTATAACCATGCCCTCCAATTGGAGACACATATGCGGTAGCCGTTGCACCCGTACCTTGTGTAGAAACTATTGATACATTTGCATACGTGTAATTTGAACCTGTATTTGCAATTGTAATATCAGAAATGGTGTTGCCCGAAAGTACAACGGCTCCTGATGCTCCTGTTCCATCACCAGTAATAACTACGGAAATTAATGCATTCGTTGAATCATAATTTGTTCCAGAATTCGTAACATTGATTACTTCAATGTCACCAATTCCTGCGGCTGAGCTTACCGGATTTGAAAGGGTTGTTTTAATAGGTACTGGCATCCATGCATCATCCATAAACTTTAGTTTATTTCCGGAAGTGATGGTGTACATATATTTCCATTTATAATTATCTGCACCTTGAAAGATTTGATTTGCATTGAATGTGCCTGGTTCAAAGTATGGTTCGACTGTTGATGTTGCTCCAGAATTATTCCAGAGACATTTAAAAATTTGATCGAAACGATTCTTCACATAAAAGTGTTTTATTATTGTTCCATTAGGATCAAGTGTAAACATGTTTATGTCATCTTGATAATAATCATATACGGTTGCAGTTGTCCAATTGATCCTTTCAATTACCGGTGAAATATCATTAGTATTTATCTTTTTTACAAAAAATATATTTTTGAATGTTTGATTGCTGTATTTCGTATCTTGTGTTGGTGCAGGAGGTAAAGTATCATTGTCCCAAGGAAGAACCCTAGATAGAAAACAATAGAGTGAACCTAAGATTTGTCCAGTCACAGGAATAGTTGCTGTCGGTGAGTAGTACACCGATGCAACGTTGTAGAGAGAATTGCTAATTGTTAAAATACCATTATTTGCTGACATTATATAATCCTATTAAGCGTGAATAACGGAAACAAACGTGTTTGCAATATCTTGATTGAAACTAATATATCTCGCACATATTGTCGAAGTACTTGGAATCGTATAGGTAGTAGCATTCACCGTAGAATTAAGTGCAGAACATCCGTGAGTAAATGTTTGGCTACCACCTGATGTATTTGTAATCCAAATTTCGACAACTTTACCGGCGAGAAAGTTTGAAAGTGATACCGTCACACCAGCAGAGGTGTTTGCTTTCATTATTGAATCGTTTGCAAAATTTAATGTAATTGCAGTTTGTGCTCCGTTAAAAATTCTTGGAGTATAAATGAAACCTTTTCGTGGTTCAATTGAACCTAAAAACTCCGCAGAATCTCCGTTAAATGATGCAATTTTTTGGATTGTATTTGAACCTATCGGTGCATTCCAGAATTCAATACGGGTGCCACGAGCCGTGTCCGTGTAATTTTCCGATGCAACGAAATCAATTTTCGATGTTCCAAGCGGAGAAAATTCGGTTGTACCAAAACCATTTCCTGAAATTCTCATAATAACGTCATTATTTTGAGTTGCGGAAGGTGCTGCTGCGGTACCCCTACCATTTCTACCAGCTATTACAGAATAGTTGTTTGATGATCCAAAGGTATCTAATATAACTCTTGCAGGTAGTCCAATTTTGTTTGTGACATGGATCATATAACCATCTTGGGATGGAGCTTGTTGCACACCACCCAAAGAACCTACAATCTCAAGTAATGCATTACCCGAAGGTGTTACAGACGAAACAAAAGATGCGATATTAGATGTTGCAATGCTATACATCGAAACGTTACCTAAAATCTCTAGGTTTCCGTTAAATGTTCCTGAAGCATTTGCGAGTGCAGAATTAGCTTTATTGAATGCTGCCTGTGTGAATGTGTTTTGTGTGGAAATATTTCCTGTTATTTCACCCCTGAGTGTGGCTACGTTAGCACTTATTCTGGTATTGATTATAGAATTAGCTGTTGCTGCATTTGCAGTAATTTCACCTCTTAATGTAGACACATTAGCAGAAACTCTAGAGTCTACTGCCGAATATAAAACAGCCGTGTTTTGGGTAGTTCCATCTGCAAAAATCAAAGGCTTTTTGAGTAACTTGAAACCTGTATCATAAATGAATTGTGCAACACGACCGGATTCATCAATAGAACCTTGAGTGAACGTGATATCTTTACCTGTCGTTGTTGTACCGATAACAAGATTGCCACCATTCAATGTTGGTGAGGTGCTACTTCCCTGTACAATCAAGTAACCGTCTAGTGCTTTTGCGAAAGTAAATCCCGGATAGTCATATGTTGAACCATTCAACCCCATATCAATATAGTAATCAGAATCTGTTCCTGTATCCGCCGTGATGACAATATCACCTGATCCGTTGCCAGTTTGATTTTCCAGGTTGATCTGCATATATGCTGCTGAGTTACCTGTAAATTGACCCGCAACGTTTGGTAAAACTGTGAAATTATTACCAACGACCAAGAAATTATTTGAATAAAGACCTGCGGCTAATGTGGTAAGTGTCATCTTACCGGTAATGTTGGTCGGTATATCCAAACCAACAATTACAGTATTTGCTGTGTTTGCATTAATTGTGGAAAGTGCCGGCAAATCTGAAATTTTTACTGTTGACATATTTTTATCCTATTATCAAGATTGTACCATCTTGAGTTGTTATACTTTGGCCGGATTGAGTTATTAATTCTGGATAGAAAATTGATCCGAGAGTGTTGTAAATATTTACTGAACCATCAAATGCTGTTATATTTCTAGAAACGGAAACGTTTGCTGTATTCGATGAGAATGGTATGGTTGTATTAGCAAAGATGACATTATTTGAATAACTTACATATGTAACCGTTCCATAAAATGCACTAGATCCACTAACAACTCTTATGCTATCTCCAACAAACACAATATCTTGCATTTTATTGGAAGTATTGCTATATTCACCATTGTTGATAATATCATATTCGTTTGTAACTGTATGTATATTTATTCTATTGTTGGATGTGGTTACGTTTGCCGTTGCAACGTTAGCAAAAGATGAGAAAACATTATCTTTAATTACTACGGTGTTACTTGTGTAGTTAACTGAAATAATTTGTGAGTATACATTAGGTCCGTTGTTTGAATTTATAGAAAGTTTTCCACCAGGAAAAATGATTTCTGCAATGTTTGCACCTGCCAACAAATCAAATTTAACAATGTTATTACTATTATTGGTAAAGTTTGTATAAATTGATGCATTCGATGCTGCTGAACCTGTGTAGTAATTCAGTGAGTGTGAATTTGCCTGAAAACTTTCTCTATGTATATCTAATGTTTCTTGAGATTTCAGTGCATTAATAGGAATAATTTTTGTTCCGGAAGGATGCAATAACTTAAATAATACATCTTTGTATGCATCAAATGATTTCTGTACAGTAAGTTGGTAAGTGAAATTATTATAGTCTTCGTTTTCCAACACTTGGAAGGAACTTGGGAAACCATCATCTTTCAGATATTGTCCCTCACCAACAATTAATCCATTCAAGAACTTTGCTGTTGCCTCTGCCGCGCCGTTTCCGTATGTGCGAATACCATTTTCGAAAATATAATTTCCTGCCGAATCCAATGTATTGTATGAAGTAACTAAATCGAGATGAATATTTGAACCTAAAACTCTATCTGTAACATTTAATTGTAAATTAGTTTTTGTGTTTGATGTATAATTGTATGTTCTCAACAAATAAGTTGAGTTTGCAGGTACAGCATCAGGCGTCAATAAATTAATTGAATCAACATATGCCCTAAACACAGCAGTATTTACATTCGCGCCTTGAAATAACAATTCACCAGTCTTAACGATGTTGCTCAGTGAAACATTTTTAACCACCAAATCTCTCACACGAAGGGAGATTAAAGGTGCAGAAATGTAATCTTCACCGAAATTTTCAATTACGAATGACGTAATGGCACCAATACCACGTTCATCTGCAACAGGATTCAATACTGCACTTTCACCCAAGACTGTGTACACATTCAATACTGCACCTGTACCACCACCGACGCTCAAAACATTAAGTGTAGGTAAATGTGAAGATGAGTATCCTATACCACCTTTTGGATATGTTATTATCGAAGTAGTGTTCGGATAACGATATTGTGTGGAAATGATTGAGCCTGTCGTATTGACTGTAACGTTTGCATTTGCTCCATTTCCGTGACCATCAAAAAAAGTAATTATGTCTCCATTAGCATACCCTGTTCCAGGAGTCGTAATTGTAATTGGACCCAGAATACCAAGAGAACCAACATGACCTTTAATTTTCAAATTTTCAACAATTTGTGGATCGTTTGTATCATACAAAGATTCGGCTCGAACTGTTGGAAGCGAACTATATCCACCACCTCCGTTATTTAACAACACCGATGCAATTGCAAAGGTTGAGAATGAGGTGAAAGTAACTGCATTTGCAATTGTAGTATTTGCCGATTTAATAAATGTTGCTGTTCCTGTTCCCGTACCAACGTCAGTTGCAGTGAATGTAACACCAATTGTACTCGATGTTGCACCAATGAGTGTAAAGTCTGTATCACCCACAACCAAAATTGTATATTTTTGATTAACTATAAATGATCCTGCATTAATCGTAGTACCCGCAGCAAATGCTGTGTAACTACCACCAATTATCATGTTTCTAATACTCGTACTTAAGTAATCCTGAGGAACAAAATTGACATCAATTTGTGTTGCAGGGTTAACTGAACCAACGTTTGCAATTGCACCAGAACCTCCACCACCGGAGATTTGAATATAGGTATTTGGGTCTTCTCTGTAACCATAGGAACCATCAATTAAGTTAATTGCACGGAGTGAACCTGTAGTAGTTTCTTTTACAAATGCAGTTGCACCTATTCCCGAATCAGAATTCAAACCACCATAAAAAACGACCGGATCTCCTGAATAAGTAGCCGAACGCCCTACGTAAAGTTGCCCACGCTTTTTCGAATTTATATTTATTGAAGAAATTGATCCTAGGATTTTTGCAGTTAGTGTTGTCGATCCTACAACAGAAGAATTTACTGCAACACCATTTTTGAAATACATAGGTTGATTGTTATTATCAACAACTTGAATATCTTCACCTGATTCAAACAATCGTCCAATGTCGGAAATATAAAGTTCAATTCTATTACCAACCGAAATACCGCGTTCGATTGTTGCAATAGACTTTGAAGTTAAACCAATAATTCTTAAGTTTTGAACTGATAGAAATGTTTCATCATTCGTTGCCAGTCGCAGACTTTTGGAGACATACCATTTACCATCAGATGCTTTGAAAACTGCATCCCGAGTTAAGAAAATCTCAGCATCCGAATTGTAAAGTGCCCTGAACAGAAATTGGTATGATGCCGGAGTACCTTTAATTTCATATAGTTTCTTTGCAATTTTTACTAACTTTGTTTTATCTGCCAGTGCAGAAGTCGGGAAATTAGGAAGAAAGTCGTTGACATAATAATCAATAAATTTATTGAAAGATTCTCCCGGCTCTCTATAATCAACATCTTGATAATTTAAAAGATTTTGGGTTCCGTACACTACACCCTCTTTGTAGTCTCCGATATTTTGTTGTTCCATCCACTCATAATATGCCTGAATAAATGCAACAAAAGTTTCATTAGACCTGACAAATTCAGGTAACTGTGAAGATACTTTCGTCGAGGTTTTATTTGCTAAATTTGTAGTCATTATTGTGACGCAGTAACGGTTACAGTGATTGCTTCCGGATCAAATTGGTCGAGTGCAACAATTTTATTGAATGTAGATGAAACTATAGTAGAATTTGGTACTACAGAAATTGTGAATTGCCCTAACGGATCATTAATAGCTATTGGTGCAAAATTGGTGAGTGTCACCATACCCTTTGCATAATCAACTGAACCCGCATCCGAATTTAAAATAATCTTTATGTTATTACTATAGTAATATGTTCTGAGTGTTCCTAAAGAACCTTCGAGTGTAGCATTTGCAAATGCTAATGCACCAGAAGAATCACCGGAGGCAGGAGTAATTGTGACAATTGCTTCAGTATAATTTAATCCTGGGTCAGTAATAACGATACTATTAACTCTGCCGCCAGCAAGAACTGCATATGCAGTTGCGCCTATTCCATCTCCAGTTATTTTAACTGTTGGAATTTTAGTGTATCCGAAACCTTGATTAACAACGTTAATTGATGCAACACCACCAATTGAGGTTGGCACTTCTTCAAAAAGCACACCTGTCCTAATTGCATTTGATGAGTTTATATCCCTAACTGAAAAATCTGGATAAGATGATACACCAGCATTATAGTAATTTCGTTTTAATTTTGTGCCAAAATCTAAGAAATATGTTGTTGCTGAGTTCAGTGAAGGATAAATCTTTTTCTGTAATCTAATTGTAGATTCATTTGTAATGATCGAAAGATCCGAAGATTGTATAGAAGTAATCAATTGTGGCATTTTGAATGTTGAATTGAATGTGTTGAGCGTACTCGATGCAAAATTGGATATTGCACTCTTTACAATCTGGTTTATTTGCCCTGAATTATATGTCGTTTTTCTTGCGTCGAAATAAACAGTAGAATCAATTTTAACAAAAGTGTAGTCTGGATCAACTATTGTTGGTGTAACAGTAAGCACAGAGATTGGTCGAATTACTTCCGAAATTAAACGTTCTTTTTGTGTTTGTGTCAAAGTAAAACCTCCGGAAGGTTTAATTGCACAGAACAATTGCCCATATACTGGAGGTACATTTTCTTCACCTCCCCATACGGAAACAGATTCAATTGGTAGATTTGTTGAATTGTTTTGAATTAAGTAAATATAATCTTCTTTTGTTACTGCACGACCTTGAGCCGCATATGCCTTAGGTGCAGTATATTTGATTGATGCAATACTTTCTTTGTCACCACCTAATGTTGCAGAATCAATAGAGGTAATAACTGTGTTTGAATAACCAGCAATAGGAGACAATAAAGTAAATGAGTTTGCACCAAAAGATGCAGTTCCATTTGTTGTAACATATGTAATATTTACTACGTTGTTATTTATCAATAAAGAACCTAATATTCCATCACCAAAATAAATTTCATACTTGCCGTTCGTTCCTTCTTGTAGGAAGTATACTTTGCTCGAAGGTGTTAATGTTGTATAATCTGACGCCTGTGTGAATGTTTGTGAGATTAAATTTGTAGAAGATTCTTGGACACTCACTAAAATTGTTGAAGTATCGACAGCGGCTTCAGGAATCTGAAATATGAGTGATGGATTTGCAGTTGTATTAACCGTGTAGACAATAGCTGAATATAAACCTTGAATAATTTGTAAATCGTTAAATGTCGCAGTATTGGAAGAAACGGCAATCGTTGTTGAATCTGATGTCAGAAATGTATAATTGATATTATCAATTGCTTCGGAGATGAACGGAGTATTTTTCGGTATTGATAGTGTTGCACCCGAAACTCCATTCACAACCAACTTAATAACTGCCTTTGGTGCAGCCGCAGATTTTGGAATATAGTTTAACATTTTAGCATGTGAAACGACTGAGTTTCTTTGCACTGCTGAGTCTAGAAACATTTCGTTTGCAACCATGTTCAGGTAATATGCATTATATTGTGTATTGTATGCAAGTAAATCTACTAAAACAGACAAAGCTGAACCATCAAAGTTGTAATCTTTAAGTGTGTCCTGGTTCTGAAGAAAATTCTTCAGACTTAATTTGATTGATCCAAAATCAAGATTGGTTATTTGTAATCCGGAATTAGCTGTTGTTGCCATTATCGTGTTCTCTCAAGAATTATGTTTATTGCTGTTGGCTCGACATTATTTCCAATATAAAACTCTAAAGAAACAGAGTATGCATTATCTTCCGATTTTTCATAAATTGTCACTTGTATCAGATTAACCCTAGGTTCGAAATTATTTACTACTGTTTCTATTTCGGTTTTCAAACTTTGTGCAGTAAGATAATCTAAGGGTTCAAATAGAAGTTGTTCAATTCTTGAGCCAATGTTAGACTGAAAAGGCCTTTCATAATTTTTAGTCAAAAGCAAATATCGAACTGAACGAATAACCGCCATTTCGTCATAACTCAATGCGATATCATTTTTACCAGGCGTTCTAGTAAAAGAAAAATCGAGGTCGGCGTATAATTTGTTTAGTGTTTGTGCCATGTGGTATTTATGACGTATTGGATGTGTTTGCCAGATTTTGTTTCAATCTATCCGTACCTATTAAATTATCAATCAAATAAGATTGTGTATTACCAATATTGTCAAATTTACTCAATGAAATTGAATTTGTAGCCAAAGCTATTGAATTGGAAAAGAATGCCCAGTCTGAAGTCCTGCGAAGATTTGTATAATTCGTGACTGAAGTTATATTGGCAACTATATTATTGTATTGTGTGAGTGTAATTTCCGAGTTTCCTGTGGGCCCAATTGAACCTTGGAGTGTCAATAAATCATTATATAACATAACCGAGTTTGCTGTCAATTCGTCATTAATGAACAGTGAAGTCAAACTTCCCAACATTGGAGTAGTATTCGATAAACCGTCGGTTGTACTAAGAATTCTCATTGTATAATTTCCAATAGCTGTTGCACTACTCAAAGTCGGAATTGTATCTTGCTCTGAGGTCGTTGTACCTATACCTGATACATTATCCGTATGTGATTTGAATTTTGCAACTTCTAATATTGCATTTGCAGAGCCAGTTATCATCGCCACATTTGATGCATTCGTGAATTCTTTAGTGGACGAAAAATTATAAATTGCTGTTGCATTAGCCGTCAAAAATGTACATACATTAGCTTGTGGGTTCTTGTAATAATTTGTTATCGCAACATCATTATTTGCAAGGTCTGCTTGAGCCCAAGAGGAAATCGCCAGTGGAGCAGCATTCAGAAATTTCTGAGCACCAATTGAGAGATATTGTGCATCACCAAATTTTGCCGTATCAAAATTGAAACCTAAAATACCAAAAAGTCCAGACATTTATTTCTCCATTACAATAAAATTACAGCTACAGGCAGACTTGTTAGTCCACCTTTTGCGAAGTGTCGATGTATATCGAATTCGAAACGAATGAGATCCATTGGACCTTGACTGTCTGACACTATCACCCCGGCAACCAATGGTGCAAAAACCGACACGGCAGAAATCACTGGACCACCGGCCAATACTGGGCCGAAAGTTTCAACACCGAGAAATGATGACAATTGCAGTCCAGCGGTTACATTTTCAACCGCAGATATAGATTGGCGACCTATTAATGAACCAAAAACGTTCACATCACTATGTATATTCACTGAATCTGATGCTCTCAAGTTGATTGAACTGGTTGAGCCGAGTGCATTCAAGTCTATATCACCCTCTGTGAAGATTTCAATATTATCTGTAGAATTAATGTTCGTCTTACCCTTCACGGTCTGGTAAGATGCTCCATCAACTTGCGAGTATGAATCTCCTTTAACCCACATGACCGAATCGCCTTCAACTGTAATATTACATACACCTGATATTAGCACATTATTATTAGAGGCAATTATTTCATACTTATCACCAACAATCTTGACTACTTTTTGTCCGTTTGCTTGAATCTCAGTGAAGGTACCAGTTCTATGCTGAAGTCGAACCCGTTCTGCGCCTGGTGTGTCATCCATCTCAAAGGAGTGTCCCGATTCTGACGCCTGAACATTATTGAATGGTGGTATTGCATTCCAGTCTGATGCCGGTTCTGTCCACGAATAGTCTTTAGGTTTAGTTGCCATTATATTTTTCCATAGGATTTAGGATCCGTGAGCGCCACAGCGGCATTTATTGTTGTGGTGGTTGTGTTAACAACCTTCAGCACAGATTCTCCAGTTGATACTACTGTAGAAATTAGGTCTTTAACTTCACCTAAAATGCCAGTCGAACCAGAAATATTTAGTGCGCCAGTAAGTGCTGAAGACAATTCATTCAAGCAAGCAATTAACATTTTATAAAGTTCGGCCGGAAGGCTAATGATCCATGCTATCATATCTCTCACATATTTAATATATGCTGCGATTTCGAGTATAACTCCATTGATGAAATCTGCTGCTTTTTTTATGATTAAAACATATGCTTTTATAACCTTGATTGCTTGTACGATTTGAGTTACAATTGGTGAAGGCGCAGCCGAGCTAGTTAGTGCTTCGATTGCTGCACGTATTGCAGCAAACACACCTAATGCTTCTAATTTTGCTTTTGCAGCCTCGAATCTAATTAAGTTTGCAATGTCGCAAACGTGTGCCCTAGAATTATCTGATGCCGCAATGCTTGTTCCGATCTTTGTGTAACCCAAAGATGGAGTTGTAGGTTTAAATTCACGAACAAGTGTCATTGCTGGTGTATTCGCATACACAATAGGAGTTAATTTTGCATTGGCTGATAGTGTTGGGTCTTTTAATTTTGCCATACCTGAGAAACCAACACCTTTTGGCTGTGATGCACCATCAACCTGAGGAATTGCAGGAAACACACCCAGCATTGCTGGTGCCTGAGAAGACATACCATCAAGGAAGAAACCAAAAACATAATCTCCTTCCTGAGGAGCCGAGAATGATTTTGAGTTGTTTATTGGATAGAGTGGTGTAGCCCATGGTAATGTTCTTGTCGGCAGTTCATCTAGGTTCTCCGTGTGTGAACCAAAGATACGAACCCGGCAACGACCAATGTTTAGTGGGTCAAATCTGTCTTCGACAACACCAATCCACCAAACGAAATTATCATGCCCTAATCTATTTGTGAAATTACTCATTATCTTTTTCCATTTATAGCGTTTGTTAATTGAGTTGAAGAAGTGTAACCCTTAATTGAAGAAGCAAAAGAATCTTTCACAACTTCAACTACCGTTTCATATTTCAGTTCTGTGGTGATGATGTGTCGAACCGCAGCAATTAGATATTTACCTGAGTTTATTGGGTCTGGAATACCTTCATTATAACCAGAACCATCTTTATTACTCACCGAAGAAGGCAATTCAATTCCTA